TCAGGAGAACCAGCTGCCGAACCAGCCGTGGAGTTTCATCAGTACGAAGTCGATCATCCGGCTGAAGAAACCGCCCTCTTTCACCGGCTCCATGACGATCAGCGGGCGCTGCTCGATGGTTTTATCATTCAGCTTAAAGTCGATAGTCCCGACCACCTGCCCCTTCTCCAGCGGCGCGGTAAGCTGCGGCTGATTTAAGGTGTAGCTGGCTTTCAGGTTTTTCAGCTGGCCCTTCGGCAGGGTGATAGAGCCCGCCTCGCCGGCTCCCAGTTTCGCTTCGCTGCTGTCGCCAAACCATACGCGCTGGGTAACGAAGGTGGCATCCGGTTTAATCGGCGTCACGGTTTCATAGAAGCGGAAGCCCCAGGTCAGCAGTTTTTCTGACTCGTTAAAGCGAATGCGGTCAGTTTTGGTCCCCAGTACCACGGCGATCAGACGCATATCACCCTGGGTGGCTGAGGAGACCAGGTTATAGCCGGCCCCGGCGGTGGTCCCGGTTTTCACACCATCGGCGTTGAGGTTGGTGCTCCACAGCAGACGGTTGCGGTTCGGCTGGCGAATTTTATTGAAGGTGAACTCTTTCTCTTTATGTACCGCGTACTCTTCCGGCACATCGTGGATCATCGCTTTGGTCAGCAGCGCCATATCGCGGGCGGTACTGAACTGACCCGGCGCATCAAGGCCGTGGACGGTCATAAAGGTGGTGTTGGTCAGCCCCATTTTTTTGGCATAGCCGTTCATCAGGCTGACGAATGCGTCCTGGCTGCCCGCCACGTAGTCGGCAATGGCAATGCTGGCGTCGTTACCGGACTGAATAATGACCCCTTTGTTCAGATCTTCCACCGAGACCTGCATGCCGGGCTTGAGGAACATCACCGATGAGCCGCGCAGCGCCGGGTTGCCGGTCGCCCAGGCATCACGTCCGACGGTCACCATATCGGTGAGCTTGATTTTTCCCGCTTTTATCGCCTGCCCCACCACGTAGCTGGTCATGATCTTCGTCAGACTGGCCGGGTCGAGTTTTTCATCGGCATTGCCTTCGCTGAGCACCTTCCCGCTGGCGTAGTCCATCAGGATCCAGGCGCGAGCGTCAATCGAAGGGGCGTCGGGGAGTTGTTCTGCAGCCTGCACCGCAGGTGCGACAAGAAATAACAGCGCGCAACCTGCAGCGAGGCCGCGAAGGGAAAAAGCGTCATGCATCATAAGAGCCACCCAAGTATCCTTTCCAAACAAAATATGCCGCACCACTCTGACCGCGCCGCAGCAACCGGTGAGTAAAGCGTACAAATGACCTTAAAGAAACAGCGAGTTGGTAAAGTTTTTAAAGTTTACGCAATAACGTGCCGCTGTGCTTTAATCAGAACAACTTTTTTGATCGTGATTGCCTAAATATTAACTTTATTATGGCAAGAAAAAACTTACCGTTCAAAAATCAATGATATAGCCACATTTCAATAAGATACCAAAATTAATGGCAAGACAAATGCGGACAAATGCGGACATTTGGTTGCCCCAAATCATGCCCCAAACGCCGATTTGCCCCAAAATCTGCCCCAAAATTGCCAGCCTCTGCTCTCAAAAAGCCCATCAGTGATGATAATGAAGTGATGGGCTGATTTCATCGATGGTCGCGCAGGTGAGTAAGCCATTTCCCCAGCTCTCCAAACACCATGATGCTATCAGCGCCACCGCCGCCGGTACAACCAACAGCAACTAAACAACGGTATTGTCCCCGCGAACATCGCAGATAGTAAACGTCACGACACCGATGACAGTGACATCGTCGAGTGCTTCACCTTCCAGCGCCTCACCATCCCGAGTAATAAACGCCTTCCCCATAACTTTCGCAAAATCTGTACCGCCGGAGTACTGGATCAATACCGTGTCCTGCTGCTTTGGTTTAACGGAGAAATCCACTACGGCATAACCGGTTTCTGTTTGTACGATCCGAGTATTAGGACCAGTACCGCAGAGTTTATCGACGGTCAGACGCCCTTCTACATAGTCTACTGCTGGCGACGGAAAGCCCACGATTACAGCCCTCCATTCGGGTTGTAAAGCTGGAACGTGCGATCGTCACCTTCCTGAGTTGAGACGTCGCGGAATGTTGTCACGTAGTGCTCTATCCACTGGTTAGCCTGGCGCGGTGACCAGTGCCAGTTATATCTCTCCAGTTCCTGCAGAAATCGCCTGGTGGTGAGGATGCGCTTTCCGTTAGGCAGGATATCTATTGCGTTCCGGCAGGCTGTCTCGATTTCGTATAAACGCGGCATACTTCCCCCTGTCAAAAAAATACTGTATATAAATACAGTAAATACATGTATGCAGCAGATCAATATTGGCAATGGCTATCAATGATCTGCACAGACGTAACGCATTGATGCCTCAATTCGACTGGGGGCATTGCACCGGAAAATATTTATAAATCGTCTTCATCCCCTCCTCTCACATCGACCACCGACCCCATGATTTAACTGCTCAGACCAGAAATATCTGGAAGCTTTGGGCACCTTCTTAGAAGATAGCTATGTGCGAAGACGCACACAGCAATGATGTTATGTAGTATTTTCCCCTTGAGTGTGCCTGCTCAAGGGGATTTTTTATCGCCGTATTGTACCGGCAAATATTTGTAAATTGTCTTCACGTCCACGCCTGTCACATCAGCAACCTGCTCCCTCGCCGCAGCCAGTCCAGAGCGGATCATTTCGACTTATACAATCTGAACGCTAAGAGAATGGAAATAATCAAAACTGCAATCCATGCTTCGGAAGTAAAGACTTGCTGAATTACAGTACCCCAACTAAATATTACGTATGGGTAGATAAAATTACCCCACTTCCAGGTAACCATATTTCACCTCATGGTTTTTTCAATATAGATTCATTATGCGCACAAGATAAATATGCAATATTATCGTTTGGTTTTCTTCTTACGCTCTGAAAGCTTGGTTTTAATCTAGCAAAACCCTGACCAATCACAGCAATCACACCAGCAGTAATTGCTCTAGACAGGTCTCCTTGATTCGCCTCCCATATAGAGTAAAGTGCTGAAGCACCACTCATCAAATCACCGTTATTAGCTTCAAATAGTGCTGAAGTATCAAATCTTATGGGGCTTCGCCAGCCTTCTTTATTTAGCTTTTCAATATCATCAATCGCTAGTTTAAGTCTGGAAAATGCTTTGGCCTTAGACAAATCAAAATCACCCGACCTTAAGACCTCAAGATACAACTCATCTAAATAACCATTAAAAGCATCAAGCTCATCTTTTCTTTTTTTCTTAAACTCCAAAATGTCATAAATATTAACAGATATATCAGGAACAGGTAATACATTAGCTAACTCCAATCTCAAAAGCTTCTTAAGCTCACTGCTTGATTCACCCAAGTGAAATTTATCACCAATAATATTTAGTCTCCAGTCACTTCCTGGCTCCTCTTTCCTCTTACGATCCAAATAATATGTTTGAGAATCAGAATACATAAGAGCAATATTACCGACTGGGAAAGTGCCATCAAAAGATTGAATTAATGGACGCTTTAAAAAACCAGCCTCCATAAAATCCTTTTCACCAGACACCTCAAAATAAAATATATTACTCGTCGGAATAACTAACTCATCCCAATACAATGCAAAAAAATTCATATCTAAATTACTTAGAGGATTACCAGGAAACATTGCTCCCCCGTCACTAGACACTTTGATCTCTAATGGCAGTGATACAATACCTCTTTTCATATTCCTAATCCTTAGATAGTAATTGAAGGTCATCGGAAATCATGGTATCTACTAATGGAACCGTCAAGAGGTATGAGCTTCATTTTGGCGTTGGGTGTAGTGACTGCCTGAGAAGATCGATAAAAATCGCAACTGCTGGTTGGTTACCGTTATGGCTCGACAGAAACGCTAAACTCCGTTTTTTTCCCCAAGGTGTTATTGATATAGAGCAACGCCATATCCATAGCCTCTTCATCGCTGCCGGCATCAAATGCTGTAATCACCCCGGCACCATCAGTTTTGGTTAACATGTACTGGCTTATATGATTTATTGCCTGTATTTCATATAGATAAAACATAACACCTCACAGTACAGGTGATTGCCAGAAAACAGGGAGTTTAACTTTAATCGTCCCTACGAAATTGGTAAAACGCAGAGCTAGTCGACATGAATCAGCGTACTGTGCCTGACTCACGCTCTGCCATACTCCCACATAATCGGCCGCTGTCAGCGGCGTTCCTGACCTACTGAAAATTTCGCTCACATTGATAACGTCGGAAATGTAGTTAGTCACAGTAGCCCGGTTTGTCGAGATAGTTGATGTGCCGCTATTGAAAGAAAGGGTAGGCTCCTCGTAGGTTCTGGCAACAAGGTACATATCGCATTCCCCTGCTGTAACGCCTGCGATATTAACTGATGCACCGCCGCACCATGCCGGGCGAGCTTTTGCCGGATAGTAAGGAGTCAGCAGCAGCTCGACCACATCAGTTGCTGCAGCCGCAGTAATCTCAATCGTCCTCGCACCGTCGCTGGTTGCTGCGCCGTATTTTGCGCTGACGTCATTATTTGCACTGGAGACCGTGATTTTTGTGTTGGCATCAGTAAGGTTAAGAATCGATGCCCCCTCTGTTCCGACAAAATTGAATCGCCAGCCCATCAGCCCATTGTTATATCGAGGTAGTATTTGCGAGCTACGCAACCCGGTAACGCGCGGATTTTTATTGGTAATCACGCAGCGGTTATTCGCCTCAGTGCCGTCGCTATAACCGCTCAGCGAAATGTACTGAGAGCTTTCAAAATATTGAGTAAACGTCCAGTCACACTCTTCAAAAGAAACCGCACAACCACCACCCGGTGCATGGATAAGTTGACGCATGGAGTTGTTGGCGCCGTTCATATAGAGCTGAGCATCCCTAAACTGAACTTTAACCGGTATGCCTGGTGCGGCCGGGCAGTTCACCAAATAACCCGGAACCCCCTCAACATGGCCACCCTGAATGAGAATCCTTGATACCTGAGACAGATTTCCCACCAGGAACACATCAGCACTGGTGTAATCCAGTGAGCAGTTGTTGATGTGGTACCACATTGGAGCCTGAAACCAGAAATGCGCAACAGAGTTGTTCCCAATTGTGCATTTTTCGAAAATCATTTTCTCCCCGGCATTCAGGGCCTGACCACCTGATACATATACACCGTACTGGTTCAGCATTGAGATAATTCCATAAAACGTGTTTATGAAATTATTACGCGCCGTTATCTGAATCCCATATTTGAAACCAAAAATAGTTAAGTCACAGGCAATTAAATCTCGCACAGCAAAAACACTGACATTAGGGTCGCCGACGTACAATCCTGTTCCTGTTGAAACGTCACCACCAGGCCCTGAAAGGATGAACCTCCCACCTTCTGCATTAAATATTTTACAGCCCTGAACATCTGCCGGGTTAGACGGCATCCCGCCGGATGCAATATCTAAAGCAGCGTTATTGATGCTAAACGCGCTGCCTGTTGTTGATGGGTAAAGCATATATACATACCCGTTAGTATTCATACACATAAATGATGGAATGAATACAGGAGTATCAACTGTATAAACCTTTCTGGATGCCGGAATAAAAATATTAGTGATTGCGCCTTTAATGGTTCCAGCCGCTTTTATCTTGTTAACCTCACCGGTAATGACGGAATTTAAAACGGTACCAAGATTAGAGTTATCAGAAAGAAGACCGGCAAGCCGTATATCAATCCCTCTGGAAACATCAGCTTTCCAGCGAGCCCCCCCAGCCGTAACAAATACAGAATAGCCGTCATCATCCGTAGTCACATCATCGGCATCGTACCAAAGCGAGCAATTTATCTCATGTCCACCAGACACTGCATGCCGCAGGGTAATCGACTGCCCGGAGTAGGTAGGCTCAACTGTTCGCAGTGCGGAGATGGTCGCACATTTGCCAACCCATTTAAGGCCGTCGCCTGAACCCAGGTTTTGGCGAAGCGTGTCACCATCCATCAAAACGAAGTGAGTAACGTCGTTAGCAAAGCTGGTTGCATCGGTTCCAGTGGTCGTAAAGCCGACGTCAGTAGCAGCATTCAGGCGGTAATATTGATTATTGTATTGGATATACTGATTGCGGGCACTGAACTGGAATGGGCCATTTTCGTAATCCCCCAGGAAGACATAACCGGATGAAAGAAGAAACTGCTGGAAGCGATTTTCTTTATCCGTTTGAGATTCTGAAAATATTGATTCCTGAGTTGATAATTGAGAAGATAGGCATTCATCAACATCTTTAATCAACTTACTTACAGTAGGGAAATCATTCCCAAACCTGTCAACAGCATTATCGCCATTACTATTCATGAAGTCATCAAATGCTAAAGCGTTATCGCTAAGATCCTTCATGCTATTAGATGGTCGCGGGTTCCCGGTATTGTATCGGTTTACCATATTAATACCTGTATGGTTTTAAAATAAACTACAGGAACGCTAAAGAAATGCGCTCATGCACATTTAAATTAATTTATATACAAAGACGACTAAAAAAATTAGCAGTAATCAGTAAAACTCTTCTATATACACTAAACCTGAAGCACCATTACCGCCGGTGAATATGCCACCGGACATAGATGGATCATATGCGCCACCGCCGCCACTTCCATAGGCACCACCAGAAATACCCGCACCAGATCCGGCCCTACCACCACCACCCCAATATGATGAGGCGCCATTTCCAGCCATAATCAAAGAACCATTTTGACCATCAAAACCAAATCCTCCCTGAATATTTAATGAACCACCGCTGGCAGAACCACCTGCACCACCTGCAAGGTTAGTGGCACTTCCTTTTTGACCACCAAAACCACCAGCACCTGAGACCCCATTTATTGATGATGCACCGCCATTGCCGCCTGGATTAGCACCGATACCACCAGAGCCACCAGCGCCAACAACAACATTATAACTGGCCTGTGAAATGGCAAAATAAGCGATTGAAGTACCTCCAGCACCACCGCCACCACCAGATAATGATTCTGTTCCTGACGTTCCCTGACATCCGCCTCCACCGCCACCTGCACCCGTAACGGTTACCTTCACATATTTCGTGCCAGCTGATGGGGTATAAGTTCCTGAAGAGGTAAATCTGATGATGTCTAACAGACGTCCATCGTTAAACATTTTATTCATAGCTTTTAATACTTGACCATCATCCTCTGGATCAAGTGCAATGCCTGCCCCCTCAACAACAGAGACTAATTCTCTCTGAAATGTATTAAGCATTTCCGCATTAATAATTGTTGGAGAAATACCATTGGCGACATTGCCATTAGTATACTCACCATTAGAATCAGCGGTATCTGTTGTGCTTCCAACTTTTCTCATAATTAACCTTCACAGAATTTGATTTTAAGGAATAACACCAGAAGCGATATCAAATATTGAACAGAATTCAGGGGTTACTTCATAAACCCCTTCATCATTAAAACCGAAAAGAATATAACCAAACTTAACCAGCGTATAAGATGGCGCCAGTGCATTTATACGGCACTCAAGCTGGCGATTCCCCCATGAGCGAAGTGGATCCCCGCAATAACTGAGGCCAACCCGTGCATAAGATATCGTGGTATCCTCAGCCTCTACCAACCAGACGAATGGCCAGTCATCGCCATTAAGACCGTCACCGCAAACAGATAATCCAGCGCGCGCCTGTCTGTATTCTTTAATGTCGATGGTGTAGCCCATCGCGGCTGCAATACCGATGAAATAGCTTTTTGACTGACCACCGGTACTGATTAATTTTGAGACGATTGCGTTTTGTCGCTTGGCGATTGTGTCGACCTCTCCAATAGAGCAATCATCAGGCAGTCCAAGCGTATTTTCCCAGTCGGTGAGCATGATGGTCGCTGTCTTAGGGAAAGCGCCACTGAGAAGAGACTGAGCGTCATTATCACTACGTTGAAAACTCCTTGCCAGTGCTCGAAGCACTGCCGTCTGCACAGCGTTTTTATCTCTTGCCCAGGCTCTTCCTGACGGGATTAGTGCCTGTAGCGCTTTAAGGTAGTCGTCAGTTGAGAAGAGGCTCATGTATAGTTCACCTCGCCACGAACGGCCATCTCCCCTATTCCCGGCTCAATATTTGCAGATGGGGAAACCAGAATGAAACCAGCCGTTCCTGAAACGTCACCTATCGCGCGGTTAAGGTCTGACAGATAAATTTTCCCAGTTCCGAGAGGATCAGCAGATTCAAACAAAACGCTGTCAATAGCGTCTGCAATAGCAGCGGTTGTGGTACTACTCGCATCAGAGATACCACTTATTTCAAAATCAATAACCCGTTCAGTAGGCGAACAGATGTAATTCAGGGAGGTAACAGGGGCAAGCGGGTACATATAATCAGCCACCCTTCCCTGATCGCCTGTAGCCTTAACTGCACCCCATTCTTCCAGCTGCGACACGCCATCGGTACCAACCGGGAACCCATGGTTTGTCTTGTCATTTCCATCACACATGATGTAAATCACAACGGTACCAGGCCCCATGCCTCTACGGCGGACCCATGCGCGTGTAACACCGGATACTGCCAGAGCCCATGTGCGATAATCAGTATCGCTGCCACCCTGCGGCGGATTTTGAAACAACAGAAGACCGCGCTGGCGAAAATCCTCTTCATCCTCAATATCAGCACCGCCTGTGGCTGGCTGAATGAGCGTGACTGTGCTTTCAATGCCAGACACATTCGCATCAAGGGTCAGGATAGTACCGGCATCAGCATTTCCCAGGCTACCACCTCCGGTGACATCCTCGGTGATGTCAGGTAACACAGCGGTCACAGCAACTGTTGCTGTGCCAGAGCTGCCGATCGTCACACCAGCATCAGTGGTGTACTGATAACCATCCGCGCGATTAATTACTGCACCCGCATATAACGTCCTCCCGGAAGTCCCTTTGATTTGCGCTTCAGGTGATCGAGCTGCGGTGGCTGCTTTACGATAGGCCTGTTTCAGCGCCATCCATCCAGCAAGCCATTCATCTGTCGATGTGAAAGGAGTGCATTGCCGGGCAATATAATCCAGATAGGCATAATGCAAATGCGCCATGCCAGCGTCCATATCCGCTAGCACCTTCAAATTTCCGAACCGAAGCAGAGCACCGACCTTCTCCAGTTCCGCCTGCATGAACTGTTGATTTTCCGTTCTCAGCTCACTGAGCGTTTTTCTTTTAAATGGCATTGTTCAGTTGCTCCCATAACCAGAAGAATTTGAATTCTTGCCAGTCGCCGTCCGGGGGTAGATAACGGATGATAAGATTCAGCCTGTTTGGAAAAACGATTTCTGAGGTCGCCTGTATTTCCCTGGCGATTCCGTCACTTTTTATCCAAGCCAGCGCTTCTTCAGCATACTGCTCTGCTCGCATAGCTACGTCGCGGGTCAGTTTTTCTCTTCGCAACAACCACAGGCGTGAACCGATTGTTTTCTCGTTACCCAGATCACCCCACCATCCGCGGCGATCAGTCCCCTCATATGGGTCATCTGCGCGCGCAAGACCATCGGTAAAAAGGCTGATCAGTACGGCGGTATGCATATCATTGTCAGAGGTCAGAATGCCGAAATTCTCCTGCCAGTCGGCCTGCATCTCATCAATTTTCCAGAAGGATGAAATATCACTCATCAGATACCTTCTCTGTGGTTTTTTCACTGGTGACAGTGCTTTCCCCTGGCTGAACCTCTTTCACGTCGTGATCGTGAATGTTGTAGGCGTCACGCAGTTGTTTTACGGTTTTGGTGTTTGAATTGCAGTTGTCTACAATGTCGCCGGTACACTTAAAAATCGGCGTGTTGGCAAGGATGGAATCAGAGGCATTGATAGTGACGGTAGTGGCATTATTGACCTCTACGTTTTTACCCTTAGCATCAATGAAGACTCCATCTTCCGTCAGCAGGATATTCAGGCCCCACTGGTTATACATCACCGACTCACCTGACTTGAGTCCTGAATGCCGGTATCCCTGATGGTTGGTTGCAATGACCACTGGATTAGAGCGATCGCCACCCAGGAATGCGAGTACAACGTCAGTGCCAGCAGGAAGACCGGATGAAAAGCCAAACTCTGCCAGCCTGTGGGCGCTGGCAACTTCCAGCGGCGTCTGATACTGCACGGACTGTGTTCCGCCATCATCCTTCATCGCAGTAATTCGACCCACACCCAACATGCTGGCGATACGGGTTGCAAACTTCCGAATCTGGCTCATCTGTTGAATCCTGCGAGTTGTTGATAGAAAGCGTAAGGCTGAACGGCAAAAGCCTCTGCAGGCATTAGCGTTAGCCTGGCATGGGTGCCATCGCTGTCGCGCATAAATGTGACGTCGGCAATCAGCAACTCAGTATTAGGCAGCTTTAGCGTGGGAATATTTACGGGTATCAGCGTATTTGGCTCCCATAGCTTCCCGGCTTTATCCCGCCAGCTATCTATCGTGACGCTTAGTTGCTTTGAGCGGCCATAACGCCTGTTCATCTCCCAGTCTATCGCGCGCTGTGCCTGCTGAGACGCCATTAGGGTGCTTTCAACGATGACGATACGCTTCCGATAGCGCATCTTTGCCGCTTCCGGATCGCGTGCTGTGGCCAGAGTTACTGAGTCATAGGCTGTATCGGGTGAAAAACCAGCTATTGGTGAAACGCTCATCGAGATGCCAACATAGTCAGAAAACCTTTCCGACATATCAGCGCGGTAGTACGCCTGCTCTATATTTTCCCCTTCAGCGACACCACTGGCCGCGCGCCGGGTTCCTACTCGCGTGAGAAACAGGTTACCGTCTGGAAGGTCATAATAAAGCAGCGCAGACCAGCGAGTTACTCGCTCAATTATTTCCTGTGGAGACTCCCCCCAGTTAATTGTGAACTGAGGGACATTAACCAGATCACTAACATCGCAGGAAACGCTGATGCCATACCATGAAGCCAGGCGGGAAGCGATACTCAGCGCATCACTTTGGTTGATGACATTGTTTGGCCACTCTGCAGAGCAGTCCACCAGATCCTGACACTTGCTGCGCCCGTTCGCCTGCACTTCATGCCTGGATCGTGTAATTGACGGCTCCCAACTGTCAACGTAGCCCGTCAGGACCAGATCATTACCGATGCGCACTTGGCAGGACTGCCCCTCCTGCACCAGCTGCTTATCGTTAGTCCCTGGGTAATAGTCAATTAGCCCAAGACTAAAATCGGAAGGGAAGCGCTCTATGCTTCTGGTAACACGAACTGAATCCCAGCCCTCTATAATTTTATTTCCTACCGTTAACCTAACCGTATCCAGATCGTCGCTCATTGCCGTAATACCTTCATCGAAACAGGCATAAATGCCGGATGGGGAACGCTGGACTCCTGAATCAGCTCATCCGCTCTTGAAGCATCCTGATACAGCCGACTGGCGAGAGTAAGCGCGGGCAGAGGCTGAGCCGAATTAAATTGCATTAGCTCGCTCAAACCACCAGAAATGGTTGACATAGTCTCAAGAAATGAAGATCTGACCAGCAACAACTCACCGTATAAATCATCATCGGCTCTGTCACCAGCAACCAGAAGCGCGGCATCAAGCAGGTTAGCTACACGCCGTGTTATTTGCTCTGCTTCATCACGGCTGGTAGGGTTGGAATCTGATGCCGCTGTAGCCATAGCAGCACTGCATAAGACGATAATCAGAGTATTAACGGTCTGTGCAATGTCGGTGCTTGAAGTAGAATTCTGATATTCGGTGCTGGTTGCATTTGCCAGCTTTTCCAGTGCCGTAATACGCTCGTTAACACCACCGGTGCAGTTGAGTATGTAATTAATTAAGTCGGCTGCGCGCTGGATAAAATCATCAATGGTTGTTGAATTATTGAGCGTGGTAGCGGCGTCAGTAATTCCCTGCCTGTCCATAATGGCTTGAGCAGAAACCTGATCGGATAATAATTGAAAATCATCCGCATCTTCTGCAGAGGTTCCACCTGTCAATCCTGATGATGAGCCGCCTACAGTGCCTTTGCTATATCGACCATATCGCTCATTACCAAATGTTGATTTCAGCACGCTACTGATATTTGTCACTTCATTAATGGTGCTGTTAACCATATTTGACCAAAAGCTTATAGTGCTTTTTATTGTTTTTATTGCCTGGCTAACCCCACGCATTTCAGCTTTAACACGTGCGATGGTGCTGAGAACCGTAGTGCTTACCAGTTTCAGGTAGTTTGTTTTAACCGTTTTTGATGATGCACTACTTCCGGTTATAGCAAATACTTTTATCCCTGACTCGATAACCATAAGCGTGAATTCAAATACACGCCCGGAATCAGCAGAGCCGGAAAGGCGAAGCCCGTTTTCCGGTATGGCAACGGTCATCTCACCCAGAGTTGGATGAATTAACGTCCCCGACCCTTTCTCTTCACATGCAGCAATAAGTGCTTGTCGCTGGCTAATGACATCACCGCCGCCGTACAACTGACTGTCCTGAATGATAAATCCACGGATAACAATACGCCGGACTCCACGCCCCATGTCTTCTATCCATGCAGTATCTCGATAAGGATACTCATGCACTGCCTGACGGCGCCCGTGACTACCTTCCTCAGCAATAACAGCAAATGGAACGCCACGGAAACTTGACGGACGTAGTTTACTTTGCCAGTCATCACTGCCATCGGCACCCATCAGTGACGAAATCGCATCCTGTATAATCGGCATTTGAACTCCAGGTATAAAAAAACCCGCCAGTTGGCGGGTTCATTAATTATGGATGTCTACAGGTTATCACTACAAATCCCTTTGGCCGCAGAATAAGCTTGACTTAGGCCATTAAGGGAAAAATACATGTTTGATGATCCGCGCACTTCCCCGTTACCGCTTGCAGGAACCCAGATGGCTAGATTTCCTCGGCTTCCTGAACTCATTAGTTTACTCAATGATAGTTTCTGGAATTTAAAGAAAGCGAACTCTTCGCCTTGAAGCATTTTTGTTTCTACAACTTCAGCTTCCTCTTTTTGGCCCGGTATTTTATAAGAAAAAGGAACATGACCATTTGCAAGGTTATCATTGTAACTACCTAAAAACATACTCATCTCAGCCAGAGATGGTTTACATTTTTCTGCCGTTGTCAGATAAAAACTTAAATATGTTTCTTTAAGGTTTTGATTGAGCGCCTCAGTAGCCACCTTATAAATGATCTGTTTGTCAGCCGCGAACTCTACGATATTCCAATCGCCGACCTTAACCGCCTTCATTGCTCTGTCAGTATAGTCAGTTGCATGTAAGGCTGGATGGATGAATCCGATAGCCACTGCGATAAATGAGCATAGAGATTTCTTCATGCTTCCCCCACCAAATTTAGCATTACCCAGATTTATTGCGTATTTTAGTAAATCATGGGTAAGGTTATCCGACCTCCGCTCTCAGTTTCAAACACTTTTCGGTCCCCTTTCTCATTAATCGTAGTGATTTCAAGTTTCATCTTGCTATCCTCCATGGCACTTTTAAACGATTTCGTAATATCGTTTGCAGATATGGAACCCGTCCCGACGGAGGGCTGAATGATGCTTGGAGTTGGCTTCTGGTTGATGTTCTCCTGATTATTGCCATTGATGATCTGCTGGTAATACCCTAAAACAGCGCCGGGATAAGCTTCGTTCTCCCTTCCCCAACGACTTCGATCATAACCACCATTGTAGTAGCGTAACGCTAATGGGATGTTACCTCCTGCATTGCGTATGTTTTCCGCCATAATCTGCGCGCCAGCAAAAATGTTCTGTCGAGGATCGGTCCAATCTGTAATACCGGTAGACTTAAAGTTCGAGGGTATAATCTGCATAAGCCCTCTGGCATCGGACCGGCTAATAGCATACGGGTCACCACCCGACTCTTGCTTCATGATGGCTTTCAATAGCCGTGGATCAACGCCGTACTTTCTTCCAGCCTCACTGAGGAGATCGTCATACTGGCTTGTCGTATCGTTCTGGCGATAGGGTATTCTTTCATTCCCAAGTGTTTTTTGCGGTGTAATCACCGATATATCACCGCGCAAACGCTCAGCAGCATCAATAGCCCCATATTCTGCATCATAACGCTTACGCACGGCATCGGTCATAAAACCAGCATCGACCGCCCCGCGCTCCCGGCGAGTGAGTTTGTTATAAAGCTCTTTATTGCCCTGAATGCGGCGTAACTTCTCAGCCTCGTCAGTATTTATAAAACCAACCGCATGGGATAATGCGGTAAAATCACCGTTAGTGAGTAAATCTGTGACGCCCTCCAGTCCGTTCTTAACGGAACCATCGGACATGACAAATTTCAGAACCTTTTTTTCAGCCTTATTAATCAAGCCATCCCAGGAAGCACCCAACTCATTCATCGTCACATTGACGTCTGAGAGTTGTTTGTTCAGCCCGGGATCTACAGTTAGTCCAAACTTCTCTGCTTTTGCCAGAAGTCCAGCATACTTCGAGCCTTCACGTAACAGCGTTAGCATCTCAGGAGTAAGCCCGACAGCATTAGCGAAGGATTTTTGTTGCGATGGGCTCCAGTTTTGAAGGGCGCTGGAAATAGATTTGAGCGTGCTAAGCAGATCAAGAGAACCATCTTTATTTTTGATTATTTGAGCGCCAATTTGCTCCATCGCCCCCACAACTGTTGCATTAGACCCACTAGCGGCCTCATTCAGGGATTTAAAGACGCTCTCAATTGATGCAGCTGCGGTCTCACTATCTGTACCAAGAATGCGCAATGCCCCCGATAGCGCCGAAAACTCCTTAGTGCTCATTGCAGTATTTTGTGCATGTGTTTCGAGGTTATATGCCTCTTTTGCCGCATCTCGGAAGCCGTCGGCAACTTTTTTCATGCCAAATCCAATAACCCCCACAGCGCCAAATCCAGCCATTTTCCCGGCCAGCTCACCAACAATCTTCAACGGAGGAATAATATCTCCGATGAACTGGACGTTATCCCGCGCACTACGGGACATTTTATCCAATCTCTCACTGACATCATCAAGGCTATCGACAGTATCATCACCGCCGAGGTTAAGCTTTTCTTGAGTCTCATCCAGGTGAGGGAGAAGGTTTTTTATGGCCTCGTTGATCTCATCAATGGTAGCGCTGAATCTGTCGTCCGCAATCAGCTCAAAATCGAATGAGTTACTCATCGTCCTGACCTCCGGACTTCAGTTTATTAATTCGTTTCGCCTGTGTTGCCCACCAGAGCAGCCTTTTTTTGGTCATTCCCCACGCCCGTTCGTCGCTCCACCTGAAATAGAAGGTGACGTCTGCCGCCACCTCCTGCCATGCGGTCAGGGCTTCCAGTTCAAAAAACTGAGCAGGTACTCCTTACATTTGCAGAAATCGACATAATCCATTGGCTGCAATACGCTTTCTCGGGTATCGGTCACCAGACCGATTAGCAAGCGCATCGCAGCAATTGCAGAGGATGATTCCTGTTTTTCGTAAAACTTTTCGACCTGGCTCAGCGTTGGCGCTTTAAGCTCCAGTTGCTCGTAGCGAGTTTTTTGTACCGCATCTTCAAGAGGTGTGGTAAGAACAATAATTTTCGTACGTTCTAATTCAGCCATCTTAGTTCTCCGTGACCTCAAACCCTTCCCAGCGAACATCGAACACTGCATCTTCGCTTTCAACTTCCTGGACATTTACCGTCCAGAGCCCACGACCAATAATTGTTTTGCCATTCGCCAGTTCCGCGATGACGTTGACATTGGTCTGTTTGTTAAAGCCCTGCACATTTGTGCCGCCACTATCGCGCAGGCGGGCAGAAATGTACGGCGCAACAGGTTTTTCTTTATAACCGTGTACGCCATCCATCCCGGTCAGCGTGGTACGGTTTACCGTTGAGGGCTGGTATTTGAACGAGCCTTCAACCATGACCGAGACACCGTTAACGGTGACATAGGCAGTACCGGCAATGCGGTTAGAAGTATCAGTCATGACTTATGCTCCTGTTGATTCAGCCTGCAGGCGGAACTGGTTAAGCAGCGCAAAAATACGCAGCTGATTGATCAGGGTTCCCGGCCACAACACATCGACGCGGTTCGGATTTGATGCGTTTTGTTCAACGATAATATTTTTCGCGAACGCTTCGGCATCCTGTGCATAGCCGTTAAACACCAGGGTCTGGTATTCAGCGATCTGATCGGCTTTGATGATGTTGGGCGTCACAATGGGCTGACCGGGTGCAAATCGGGTCCCATCGGCGGCCAGTTTCATGCGTCCAAACTTGCTGGTCACTGCCGTACGCAGATAGCGGGTCACGAACATCAGGCTGAACAACGTTTCCACCTGCAGGTAGCTGTCGTCTTCATCGCCGTAATTGTTTTTCTGGTAGGTGGTGATGATGTTTTCCACGTTGACCGTCCCATCGTCAGCGACGGTGTATGTTGAAATACCGCTATACAGAAGGTTATTGCGTTCGGTCAGCTCAAACCGGTCTGACAGATCTGGCGCCAGAACACCATAAATGGGCAGGCTCTGCAGAGGACGACCTGGATCATTGCGCAGGCTAGGAGCAATAGCCCCAACCAGCGCCGCTGACCAGATGTAACGTGGCGTTGGAGAGCGATAGACGCCCAGCAATGTTTCGTGCTGGTTATTACGCGCCTCGCCCTTCGTTCCCAGCTCGGCATAAGTTCCAGACGTAGTACCAAAGGCGTGGCCATAAAGTTGTTTATCCCACGCCCAGCGGCCAGAGGCATCGTTAAGAAACGCCTTCATCGCATCAAGAGATGCAGTATCGTCGTAGGGGTTAACGATAAAGTCGAAGGTTTTATCCTGAAGATTGCCGAGCGCATCGACAAAATCAGGAGCACCTGCGCCACCGGACATTGCCGTGATCGTGAGAGTCAAGCCAGCCGGTGTTACCTCATCCCCCTGCGTACCGAGATAGTTAAGGCGAATATCAATGCCATTACCCAAAAGCCCAGCATTTTTAGCTGTAAGCTCGACGGTATCAGTGGCGTCAGATTTTACGGCAGCAGTAACAGGCAGATCGGTTTTCTTGGAAATGGCTGCTACCATCGCTGCAGCAATCTGTACTGGCGTATCAGTTGCCAGGACGGTCATTTGCACGCGGATCCCGGCGATATAGAGCGAGATAACCCCAGTCTCAGAAGCCTGCGAGGTGACTTTAATAGTCCCTTTAGCAGCTGTCATAGATTCAGAGTCATCCGCCAGAGGCAGGATCCAGACTTCTGCAGCGGTATCATTCTTTTGATACGCCGTCATCATTCCATGCAACTGAGAACCTTTGCCACTCAGGTCCCCAACTCCATTCGGGGAGGAAACTTTAACAGGGATATTGGGTACTGCTGACCCAGAGGACAGCATCTGCCCAATCAGCAGAGTACGCTGGGTTGCCGTAGCGGTATTAGCCATGGAGTTGTCAAACTCCACGAAAAACAACGGCGTCCGGAGATTACCAGGAACGCGTGAAAACGGAACGGTCATTTACTGTCGCCCTCTTTTTGATCGGTGCTCTTCACACCTTTTTCCTGAACCGGAATTACGTCGCCATCCTTCAGTCGGCGGCGCCAGAATGTATTATCCGGCACGTTAGCGCCTTCTTTGGGCAATGCTTCGCCCCGGACAGGACAGCGAACGCTGAGCCCATCTTTAGGTTTTACAAACATGGATTACTCCTGAAGGTTAATACTGGTTCCCGGACGCGGCGTACCGTCAGGCATGGTCACAGTAATATCGACCCCTTCGAGCAGAGGCGGATCAATAGGATAAAAATCTTCCGGCCCCTGATAATGCTCAATGTCGATTTCAAACAATAACTGCCCCATATGCGCCTCACCGTCAGCGTCAACATTTATCGTTGATCGAACTTCCGAGTACTTCTGGATTTTCTTGGTGAGTTCATAGCTATTGATAACAGCCCTCTCAACCTGCTCTCGCAAATTTTCCAGGGCTGTTTCAGCACGCATTGCGCCATCATCATCCGTTTCACCATCATATTCCTGGACACGGCCAGTAATACGAACGGTTGTTACTGTAGTGAAAGCTGGCGTATTACGCCCTAGCGCTTTCTTGTGGTCAAAAGGAGTCTGCACCAACAGCGCAGGGTAAATCGCCGATGAGGTTGGCCAGTCTCGCGGTGAATAAATGCGGTCGCCCGCATCGGTATGACCGACAAGGGCTGTAACCACCATAGTGCGAATAGCTGAAGCATTCATCGTGATTTCACCACATTCAGAACCAGGCGAGATCCGCCATGGCTGTCAGGGTTGATATTGGACACCACGAATAACTGATTAATGACGTGACCACCCACAGTTTTAATGAATACCCGATCGGATACTTCTGGCTGAGGCTTCCCAAGACGCCTGAATTCGGCATCACGAACACCCAGCATTGGACTTGAGGTGTTAATCACAGAATCCCCATCAAGATTTTCATCTACCTGAGAATACCCGCGGTCAAAAATTCCGTTAATCGTGAATGGAGTACCGCCTTTAGGTCGGTACTCATGCTCATCACCAAAGACACCATGAAGCGGACTTAAAAGATGTAAATCCCAGTCCACGCCCATAGTGATTACTCCGAAGTAACGCTAACCGCCGGGGCCGCAGAGAGTAAACGCTGGCGCAGAACCTGAATATCAGCAATAACGCCAGCAGCCAGCAAGCGAGCAGCGTCATCACCAGATACCAGAATGCGCGTATTTTCCCGGTAAACAACGCCGTCATGGCGGATACAGTTGCCTTTGAGCACAACATACTCAGGCGGTGCTGCTTCTTCGTTGCCTGACTCATCACCACCAGATGAATCTGCAACGTCTCCGTCATGCTGCTGATCACCAGTATCAATGCTATCGGCGAGCGCCCCCCCAGCATTAAGGTCGTCAAGCCCGGTCCCGCCGTCGTTCAGGTCATCCATGACCGAAGATTTCGTTTCTTTAGCCATATCAGACCACCATGGCGCAAAGCGATGCATTCACACGGCTTGGGATAACCAGCGGCGCGGACTGCATCAGGATGAGACGTTGTGCTGGGTTCTTTTCAACCCAGCTCTTGGGCGCATAGGCCAGCGGGCCATAGTTGAACTCCGGATCCAGAATGACGCCAAAAGCACGCGTCCCCATCAGGTCGGCACCGCTCATAATGACAGCGCCATCGGGGATCATCGGCTTTTCGACGTTATCGGTCGGGTCGATATACCAGTCGTTATACAACCACAGGTCGAAGTTACCCCACCGACCCTTATAGACCGCCCCTTTATTAATCTGGGCGCCAGGGTTGATCTGGTTGCCGTAAGGGTTCATGTTCGGGAAGGTGATGGCGTTGTCTTTGATAGTGGTATCCAGACGGAACGCACGCCATGACTTGTTCGTGAAAACGAGGTCGGTTGGCACAGCACCGGAGTTCTTCAGAATTAGCGTCTGCCATTCTTCAACGTCGTCAGACGGCTGAGTATTGGTGGCCCCGGCCGCTACGGACTGAGGCCATTTATCCGAGCCGCTCAGCGTGATTGTCAGGTCTGAAGCTCGGCCAAAGTTTACCACTTTGGTTTCATACCCTTCGCCGACTACGGTAACCGTACCGGAAACCAGCGCGCTTGAGGCCATCCATTCCAGACGACGGTGAATCATGTCAATCTGGTCAGCCATTTCGAACTGCAGGTTGAGCATTTCACGCTCACCAGCGGTATATTCGCCACCGATACGCTCACCGATCATGCGGCGAATCGGTTTGCGGAGATCCGGCGCCCGCAAATCTTTAATGTATGCGGGCTTGAAGGTATTAGTCTGGTATTTACGGCTCTCAACCACTTTACCTTCGACCAGAGGTGAAACAAACGGAGCCATACGGCGAAGACCAACATCAACATCAATGGCCACTTCTTCGGTTTCGTAGGTGACTACGTTAGGAAAGAAGCGATCGAGCAGCCAGTTCTGGCTGGTCAGCAGGTTGGGAACTACCTGAACCAGCACACTGGTATCATAAATATGGTCCATATTCAGTCTCATGATAATGCCAGCATTACGCTGGCAAAGATTGGAATGAGTTAGCCCCTGCCAGTTAAAGCATTAGGTCAGGTGGCGAGAGGGGTAAATCAGGAAGCGGCTACTGGCGCCTGAATACTGTCTTTCAGGAAAATTGCCAGCGGGCGAAGCGCAGATTTCAGGTCAGCAACGGTCCAGGTGTTATCGTAAACGATACGGTTCTGATTAAACTCACCCATGAGGTACAGGCCGCCGTTTTGATCCGTAATTGAGGCGTCGACGTTATCAACCAGGATTGCTACCGGGTTTTGGCTGCCGTCAGTGGCGGTTTTTACACTTTTCGTGTATTTGCCACTAGAGGTAATTTTTCCGAGAATAGTACCGCGCAGAAAAGTACCGCCGGTAATGGTTCCTGAATCGGTAACCAGCTGTAGAGTACTGACAACAAGCTGATCGGGAACGAACAGAGAGCTTTTCATCCCCGGAGCGAACGGATTCTGACCAAACTGATCCATTATTTCTCTCCTTTAGTGGAGTTGTAGAGACTGGTCATTTTGCTTACCAGTGCCGATTTACCGCCGGGCTTATTTTCGCCATCTTGTCCGAGTCGAACGTTATGGCTTTCCTGCATACGCTGATCAAGAGTGCGCTTGCGGGTTCCCTGTGGCTGCGATGCTGGCGCTGTTTTTGCCAGGACATCGATGGCTAACGCTGAACTCATCCCTGTATTGAAAGCAAGCGAGGCGGCCAGCGCCGGATTCGCGGCAGCATGCTTACTGCCGAAGATGCGAGCACAGCGATTACGCTCAGCAATGCGTGCATTTTTCACCGCTTTGCTTTCTTTGCGATCGTCGTCGCCATCATCGTCTGGATCGTCTTCTTCGGAAGCGTCCGGGTCATCACTATCATCTTCGGCGTCTTCTTCAGGGTCTTCTTCTTCCGCATCATTATCCGGGTCGTCTTCGGCGTCATCGTCACGCTCATCTTCTTCAGCGCGACGGGCTTTAGATTTTTTGGTTTTTTTATCTTCATCTTCTTCAGATGCCGACGTGCCACGTCCGAGAAGATGAGCAAAACTAAACGCTTTCTTTGCCATTTCAGGCTCCTGTCTTTTCAAGTAAATGTCTGAACGCGGCATCTGGAGGACATACCTCATCAGCCAGTCCAAGGTCCACACCATCAGCAGCCATAAAACAGGCGGCCTGAGTACTTTTAATCACCTTCGCGCTTATGCCGCGATTTCTGGCGACGGTATTTACGAACAATTCCCCCATGGCATTAATATCCTGCTGGATGGCATTGAAGGCCTCTTCAGAAAGTTCGCGCAATGGCGATCCCTCCGCTTTACGGCTGCCGAAAGTAATAATGGTCACTTTCAGCCCGTCATCTTTAATTCGCTGCGTCCAGTCGAGATGCATGGTGATAACACCAATCGATCCCACTCCACCGGTTCGCGGAACAGAAATATGGTCGGCAGCGCTTGCGATAGCGTAGGCGGCGGAATAAGCGCTTTCTGTCAGAATGGCATGAATAGGCTTTTTCCCTCGCGAGTTGTAGATAACATCAACCAGGTCGAAACAACCCGCGACCTCACCACCTGGTGAGTCAATGTCCAGGCAGATACCAGAAACATCCTGGTCTTCCATAGCGGTGAGAAATGCCTGGCGGATCCCGTCATAGCCGGTCATACCGCTATAAGGGCGCAGACTGCCTAGCTTCTGAACCAGCGTTCCGCAAATGGGAATAACTGCAATACCCAGCACGTTCTCATAGCCGGGGTCGTTCCGTGACTCCCGACCACGGCTGTCATCGAAGCAGTACCAGTCATCATCCATAGCCAGAGACGATTCGATTTTGGTGATACCAAACCGATCCATAACGGATGCCATAATGACTTCGGCTTTACTCGGGTGTAGCGCCAGCGGCGTATTAAATAAGCGCTGGGCCAGATGAGGTAGATTCACTTTTCCTCCGGATCGGTAATGGTCTGGCTGGCGAATTTATCAGCCTGCGCCCAGCTTGGAAGTGGGAGTCCTCTTTTCAGACAGGACTCAATTTCCAGCTGACGCTGGTCAAGCACTTCTTCCCAGTCTTCGCCGACGTTTTCACCCACTTCAATTTCAAGCGTTGATAGACCTGCATCCAGACCAAGAATGGCGCCTTTTTTCTCTGCAACCGGATCCACCCAACCGCGACCAGGCCCCATCCAGCGCGCGCGGGAATATGCTGCGCGAGCGTCGATAAAATCTGGGGCGCCAGATGGCAGAGGCAAATCCTCATTGTCGTGGACTTCTTCAACAAAGGCCGTCAATAAAGGCTGAGCGGTACCCATGGAAAAATCATCACGTCGCCGGGTTAGCGTTTTCCATGCTTCAAGCAGCGAAGAACGTGCGGAGCTGTAGTTAACATCTGACCAGTCCTGCGTTACCTGCTGAGGTGAAAGCCCAGTGCCGGAAGAAAAGTTACGCAACACTGCTGATTCGAAGACTTCGAAGTTGCTGTAAGGGCGGGCAGCATTCACTGTCGTGATTTTTTCGCCGGGGTAAAGAATCGGCATCCTGGCGCCGTTTTGCAGAGTCAGTCGACGATCATTGTGAAATTCAATGCGGCCGTCCTGATAAGCCCCAAGACTGGAGTCATCAAAATTTTCTCCCATCGCTGCCTGAACCATTTCCGAGTCATAAGGTGACTCGATATAGGCGGCAAAAATGGCATTCAGAATGGCGGCTTCCAGTTCGCTTTGATCATACTTAACAAGCATTTTCAGACGCTGAACAACCGGCGTCAGGATACCGTTACCACGATGCTGAGCACCTCGCTCATGGTCAAAATCATGAACAACATGCGGGCGACCCCAGGAGGTTTCCCTGGGTATGCGCCGCCATGTCATGGTCTTGGCACCACTCCACCAGTCACCGATATGCGCTTCACGAATGTGATAAGCAACTGGCGCGCCGTCTTCATCAATTTCGACACCGCCGCGAATATTTGGCATGTCGAAATTCTGCTGAGGGTTGCTAAGCCTGTCGGGATCGACGACCTGAACTGTGGTGGCGTAACGCCCTCTGCCCGGTCCTAATCTGTCAGGCCGGTACTGGAGAACAAGCAGCGCATCACCATCAATAAGCTTGTGCCTAAAGGCCAGGCGCAGCATCTGAGGGATAGTTAGCTTGCGCTCAACATCACAGTATCGCCCAGTGTCATAGGCCCACGTGCGCCAGTGGGCCTCCAGTGCTTTTCCGTACTCTTCAGCCCACGTAGAGTCAAAAGCTTTATTCCCGGTGACCATACGTAGCACCCGATAATCGGGTTTCATAATAGGCCGGAAATTAGCACCAACAGCATTATCCAGGAGGCGCGTAATGGCGCCGCATGCCCAACCGTCATTTCGAACCAAATCACGTGCACGGGAAACAATGCGATCGCGATAAATGTTTATTTCGTTGTCCGGAGACCATAACGCCGGTTGCCAGTTCGCCAGTTGATCACTGAACGAATCAGCGGCGTCATAGGGTATCCGGCTGCCACCTGTCAGCATGCTGGGCCTTGCGGAACGATACGGAGTACCGTCCGGGCCAAGAATTTGCACTTTATTCATCAGAATCGAAACCTCACTGGCTTCCGTGGTCTCGCGACGATCCCCAACTGAGCCTGTAGTAACTGAATCAGCGCCAGCAGGTCAGCCAGGGAGCTTTGCTGATAAGATACCGACCGTGTCCCGTCCCCCTGAGAATAGGAAAATGAAACACCGCGACTCCCGGTTGTTAAATCAATGTATGCCTGCTGAGCTTTCTGCAGAGCGTCCCTGAGCTGCTCATCAGTCATCGAGCCAGCCAGCAGACTGGTATTCCGGTTGAACATGGTTTTCCTTATTGCGGCAGGAGTTTAGAGATTTTCTTACGCTTGGCAGTGGCAGGCTCATCAACAACCGCACCTGGCAGCTCATAGCTGATTTTTTCTTCTGGCACGGATGGCGCAGGTAAGAATTTCTCAGGGTTGGCTTCGAGGTTTGCAGCCCGAACGTTGAGCTTTAACCCCATATGCTTAAGACCACACAGAGCGGCATAGCTATAAACAAGACAGTCAAGCGCTTCGTTCGCCCTACCTGGAATTGGCTCCCAGATACTGAACCGCTGTCCGGCCACCACTTTGTAGGCCAGTCGCTCGGCAAGTAGCTGGTTGAAATATCCAAGGTCACGATCGTCCGGGAAGTGCATATAGCCAGCTCCTGCAACTCCTAAAGCCGGAGGTTCAAGATGCAGACGACCACGGACAACATCTTTCGCAGAGTTCACGCCAATCATTATCGGTCGGAAACTGGCTTTGCTTTTCGACGAAGGTCGTTTCGTTGGCCAGACTGGATTACGCTTACCGCCCTGAGCGGATTCACCTTTAATTGCCCAGATGCGACGCCCCAGGCGCTCTTTAGCAAATTCGTAAACCTTTTGCGTATGATGGCCGCCTGAGTCCATACATGTCGCCATGATATTCAGGCCTCGACCATCCGCCCGGCGCCAGATTTGCCTCAGATACGCATCAAGACGCTTCCATGGCTCATCTGTTTCCAGATCTCCATAGATGACGTCATGCGCTACTGACCAGGACTCCTCATCTCTACCCCACCCGGTAATAGTGATTTCGAAGCGATCATCCTGCGTATCCACCCCGGCGGTTAACAACGCCACCCCGTCAGGAACAGGAGCAGGGAAAACTTCGCGACGCGATAGCAAGATATCAACCGGTAATTGTTTCCCGTGGTTAGGCCTATGAGGTAATCCCATTTGGGTGTTCCACCAGGCTTGTTCCCTGTCGGGGTCCCCTTTAGCATCAAGGTATTTCTTCGCAATATCCGATGGCTTATCTTTTTGCCATGGGCTAAAAAGCTTTGATGCCTGATATCCGGCATGATGGTTATCCAGCGCTTCGGCTCCGCAGTCCGGGCAGATTGCCCTATACACAGCGTGTCGCTCCGATTCTGACCAGCGCCATACTGCATCAACGCTACCATCATCGTTTTCATGCCATCTCTGGTCATACTCCATCAATGGTGAATGGCGGGATCCGCAACATTCAAACGGCTTGGTTTGGTGCCAGCGTATAGTCTGCAATGCCCGAAGTCTTTCCCCCTCAGACCAGCCAGCACCGCAACATTCGCAGTGAATCATCGCCGATTTTGTCAGGTGCTTATCGCCGTCTTTTGGCCACTGGACATGCTTAAAGAAATCAAGAAACTGACGATGGCCACAATGGGGACAGACTACAGAAGCTCGTCGCTGATCTGATTCCTCATAGCTGTCAGCAATCCGGCTTTCATCCTCTACTGTCGGAGAGCACGCCCTTACGGACAGCCATGTCAGGCCAAATGTCGCTGTTCGCTCCTCTGCCAGGGCAATCGGATCCCCCTCGCGAGTAATCGGGTATTTATCCACCTCATCTGCCAGAAGAACGCGGATTGGTCGGCGTGCGAGGTTATCGGGGCTACCAGCACCGGCGAGAGCCAGAAATCCGCCGGTAAAAGACTTATAAAGGATTGTTTCTTTCGAGCTTTTCTGTTTTGTATCGCCGATGATTTTACGAAGCACCGGCGTAACTCTAACCAGAGGGCTAATACGTTCTTTTGAGAACTGCTCTGCAGCTTCTTCTTTCGGCTGCAGAAGCAAAATTGGACATGGATCAAGGTGTGCAAAATACCCAAAAAGGTTTTCCAGCAACGCAGTCTTCATTAACTGCGTGCAGCACATCACCGTAATGATATGGACACCTGATTCAGTCGCGGCAAGCATTGGTCCGCGAGCAACTTCTACAGTTGAGGTTTCCCATTTCCCCGATGTACTCCCAGCCTCTTTTGCCAGCTTGCGGTAATCATCAGCCCATTGAGGAACGCTGATGCGCGGAGGTGGGGTCCAGCCTTTTCTGACGCTCAGAAGAAGTCTTTCAGTCTTCTGCTGGGTTAAATTCTGGCTCTCCGAGGACTGAGATATGTTTGTGGACATGTTCAATCAGCACCTCTGTCATCCTGTCTGCTGGTACGCCAAGATCAGCAGCCATTAACGGCGCCACCCTTGACGGCCAGTTGAGCCAGGAATCACGCTGTTGGCGAAAGGCGTTGAAAAGAACCTCCTCGGCTACAGTCATTTCAATGAGCTGACCATCTTTTTGCTGAAACTCTAATTTTGTCAGTAGCGCCAGATAGTTTTCTTTTACACGACGCGCCTCATCGAGTGATAACTCTGCGCCGTTTTCCAGAATGAAATCCTTGGCAATGTTTTCCAGTGATGGAATACCACTACCATCAGGTTCGTTCACGTCCGGGAGCGTAGAGGTAATATTCTTTTTGGCTGGCGGCAGTGCGTCATTTTTAGAGGGGCGATTGACGGTTTTTCTGTATTTTTCCAGTTGTGCGTTTGAAGCAGCTACGTCAATGTCATCGCCAGACATGATCAGCCATCCCCTGCTTTTCCACATCGTGACTGTTTTGCGACTGACGTTGTGGAGCTTGGCAAAATCAGACTGGTTCATTGTTACCTCTGAGTTACCTAAGTCTGTTACCCAGATCTGTTACCCTGGAAGGCAAGGTAACAACATAGGTAACAGATAATTTTTCGGAAATTCTTTTATAAACAATAACAAATCTGCAAATGAAACAAAATGTAACTGTTACCTGTTACCCAAATTTGAAAACCTATAGCTAGGAAAACACTGCGGCGCGCAATGCCCGTGCCTTACAAAAGTCTCAGGAAGGACCCAAACCCCAGGGGTGGGGTCACCTCGCCGTCCGGATCGCGTCAGCGATGGCACGGCTCAGCACGCCGGGCATCAATGCTTCCGCCATCGTTCGTGAGCGGTCCATGTACCCAAGCACCGGCGTTACGGGTAATGCATCACCAAACCTCACCAGCAGCTTAGGAGAGCGCTGTTTCAGCTTCGGCCTGCGCGTACCGTTCGCTGAACGTTTTGCCCGTTTCTTCTTCGCCTTCTTCGGCTTCCTGCGCTGCCAGACAGCGTTGACGCCATTCACCTCACCGAAGAACACATTTGGCTTCTCTTTCATCTGTGAAAGTTTATTGCGCGGCATGTTGCCGTATTTGTTCAGCTTGATGTTCTTCGGGTTGAGCAGCGCCTGGCTGTTCAGCTTATGCTTGCCGCCAAACTCGAAAGGCTCCAGATACTCAGCCGCTATATCACGCACATAAACTTTCGCGCGGAGATTGTTCTTTCTGGCCCCCGATGAGCCCACTGCATTAACCGTGAACGGCGTCGGCGATTCCAGCTTTCGCCCCAGTGCGACTTTTTGCGCTGCGGCAATTTCCCGCACGACGGCTGTCATAGCCTGAGCGGTGGCGAAAGGTATTTGCTTCTGCAACTGTTGAAGCTTTCGTGATAAATCCTGAAGCGTAGTAATAATACTCCCCCTCAAATCATTGAGATACATTTCGCAAGAGATTACTGTAATGCCATTAGGCTGTTGTCGTTCACCCACCCATAGACCTCACTCATCGTGATAATGCCGATGAGTAAACTTGTTCCGGTGTGTTACCAAAGTTGATCGCAGAAGGAGTTGCAAAGATAGCCCTTTCTTTGGTATGTGATATAATTGAACATTGACTAATAACACCATAATAGTCATTTTATTAGTCATCTACGCTCGCGCAACTTGATAAAGCTTCATTCAGAGGGCAACTCAATGACACCCAGCATAGTATTTGAAGGTTGCCGCAATGTTAAAATCGGGAACCTTAGTGCTTCAAATGGCGGTGGTATTAGCATAACTAACAGTATAGACATTGATATCGGTAATTTAGAATCACGTCGAACTAGTGGTATGCTAATCGATAGTAGTGAAAGAATTTCCATCGAGAAAGGTCGTCATGTCGATGTTGAAAAACCATTCACTATTAAAAAAAGTAAAAAAGTAAAGATTAAAAAGAATACAGCCACCAATTCTACATCCAGAAAAGGTAGAGCATTCATCCAGAAACCAAATCAAGGCTTTATGCCAAGACAAAAGATCTTGTCTTACTTAATAAGGGTCATTTTAAATGGGTACTAAACCCCCTATGTTTGACATTGAGGACTCAGAGGATATAGAGCTTGAAGAGAACGAAACTGATTCATCTCAGTTAGTTAAAGCAAGGAACACTGGCAAACTCAAAGCAAAAAGGAACAAGGCTGGCACAACCAAAGACTCAATAAGAAAAGCTCTCTTTATCGGATTGGTCGTAACCATCATTGGTGGGCTAATTGTTGCTTATATTGCCAAGAACTATATATGATTCATGTGGTTATTATCTGCTGGTAACACTCACATAAATCCGCTAAGGCGGATTTATGTATTAATGAATACAGTAAACAGGAGTGTATTTACTGATTATCAGTTTTGTCTCTCCTATTGGTGAGATTTTACGCCAAAATTACTCAACCTTTAACTAAGAATGACTCTTTTAGTGCCGCTATTGCTGCTGCCTTTTCCCGTCAGACTGGCGTATATCCGCCTTATCGCGATTGCACTGCCCCAGCGCCGACAGCAGACTGACGTTTAAGTCCAGGCTTTCGCCCCACGTCAGGTTGCCAGGGATTTCCGGTTGCGGGGTGTCAGCCGTCAGGCTGGCTGGTAACGGGACCACCGGCACTTTTACGTAGACCGTTCGCGAATTGTTGCAGCCGCTTAACTGCGCCAGCAGGCACAGGCCGATTAGTGCAATCATCATTCGCAACAGCAATCCGGATATCAGCCGAGGCTCCCGATGCGTCCAGTGCGATCTGCTCTTTTGCATTTTTGTTGGCCTCGACGATGGTGTTGAAGATGGTCATGGTGGTCAGAACGTTGGATGTGATCGCCTGCGCTGCGTTTACCTGCTGCTCGGCGCCATCAGCTCGGGTTTTCTGCTCAGCAGCAGCATTGTGGTAATGCATTGCCAGCCACCCAAGGCAAACGACCAGGCAAATCGCTACGGCGCTGATAATGGCGGTTAATCGGCTCATTTCTGCCCCCAAAGACAAACTTCGCGCTCAATCTCGCGCCTGGTGATCAGCCCCTTCCACTGCTTGCCCCCGGCATACGTCCAGCGCTGCAGTTCCTTGCATGCGCCCGGCACGTCTCCAGCATTCAGTTTCTTCAACAGTGTTGAGCTGGCGAAAGCGTCAGAGCCAACGTTGTAGGTGAATGAGTAAAGCGCGGCGCGGGTAGGATCAGGAATGCGGACTTTGATAAGCGGGTCAATGGCGCTTGCCACCTTCCGCAGATCTGTCTTCAGCAGGCTGTCGCATTCCCTGTCGGTGTAACGATGTCCGCGGCGAATATCGGCGCCAGTGTGGCCATCACAAACAGTCCAGACGCCGACAACATCCTGATAGGCGTAATAACGCCTTCCTTCCAGGCCGTCGGCATTACCAAGCATGACAGAAGCAATGGCGATTGCGCCCGAACCGCCGGCGATCGCACCAATCAGCTTATTCCTCAGCGTCGGGTTCATCTCGGCTCCTGCTACGTCGGTTGTCTTCGCGAATCTTGAAATACAAATTCGTCAGATACGTAAGTACGGCGATGACAATGCCCACCAGTACGCCGATGGCATTCCACTGCTCGGGGCTGTAGGCATTTAGCATGCCGTTAAGGATGCTCCCGGCTGAAGCGCCATAGGCAGCACCAGTGGTTATCTTTTCCATGCGATACATACTCTCACCTCGCGTTGTTAGCGGGTGCTGTGTGTGTTTGAAAGGGTCAGGCCCGTCGGGCTGGATTTAACAACGAAGCGTGTCGATGATGATTCCTGCGGGACCTGATAATAAAAAAGCCATGCAAATGCATGGCCTTGTGATTTGAATCCGTTATTTACAAAATGTATTCGAGACAGTATCTTTCGACTTCCGGACAAAAAAACATATACCGGGACAAAATCTAAATGTAACTGCCTTGCCTGCATGAAACCACGCGGGCTTTTTTTTTGCCCAAAGAAAAAGCCCACCGAAGTGGGCCTTACAGCTATCATCATTTTTTATTAGGTGTGGTGCCGGGTGCCTCCCGGTAAGTCGCCGCCAGTCCACAGACGACTCGCAATGCGCAAAAAAAACATATCAGACTGGCAATGCCCCTCCGCACAGGGGGATTCACCACACCAATAGATTAACAACATGTCAATTTTCTGGTCAATAGAATGTAAGAAAATGATGCCATGCAGCTTTTTTATTGCTGAGTAACTTCAATCTGGTTCAGAGCTCTGCGCGGAAGGGCTTTGACGTGTCGTGCAGCACGTCTCTACCCAAGAGCCCTGACCGGATTGCAGAAACGACAAAGCCCAAGGGGGTTAGCCTTGGGCCTTTAATTTTTTCTTGCTGCTCAGTTCGTTTTAATGTCCCGAGCCTATCACAATTCAAGCACTTTCCGCGCAACCATTCAAGTAAAATCTGTCGCCATTTGTGCCAAACGCGTCACACATTGGTGCGTAAAGCATCGATTCTGCTAAATTTAACCACACATCAACTCTGCTCTCGCAAGTTCGTAAGCACCATTCTGGATGCTTTTCGTTTAGCTCTTTCGCCATTGCCTTCTTGCTCATGCGATAGACATATCGATCCTTGATTAGCTTATAGAGGGCTTTATTCCCGGAGCGCACAAGCTCAGTACTAAGCACTGAATCAATTTTCAATCCCTCCTCGTCAGTACAAAACGCCAGGCCGCTTTTATTTTTACCACTGAGGATTTCCTTTAAGAAGGCTTCCAGCTCAGGCTTGGTAATGCCTGATTTCTTCATCCGGCGCAGAGCGTCATTGATAGCAGTCTTCGTTATCTTCCCGGATGCCAACAGCTGGTTAAACATGTTGCCGCCGCTACCGCCGCCGATGTACGACCAGCGGCCCCACATGCGCAGTTTTCCCTGTATCCAGATGCTTTCAAGCGTACGGAGGCGAATCATTTCACCTGACTTACCAACTTCAGAAGGGTTGATCATACATTCACCTCATTTTGGGTTTTGCTCTGGCCAGCAGCAAACTGCGCCAGTGACATAAATGCGCGGCCCTTCGCTTCGAGTTCCGCTCGATTGATGTAACTAAACCGCTCGCCAGACCATGACTTATCGAACACGACAATGGCGCCAGCGAAAAACGCACTGGTCGGCCTTTGTTTGTCGTCAGCTGGCTTAAACCACTCGGGCAGATCGAAACCAATTCGCCCACGAATAAAGCAGACGTGATCCGCATCTTCCGGCCACCATGTTTCGCTTGTGGCTGACTTCACCAGGAAGACATAGCGACCGCCCTTCTCGCGTTGTGCAGCGGCGTAATTCATGATGTGCGTCATGCCAGTGATGGCCTGCTTTTCGTGGTACTGAGAGCGGCTGTAAGGCGGGTTTCCGTAGGCTGCGCCGCCGATTGAGGAAAGCATTTCCGACCAGTCTTGTGTCAGCGCGTTATCTTCTGCCGTGTACCAAACGGGGCATTTTGCGTTGCTGTCATCAGCGAACAGGTCCAGCATCAGCGGGCCAAACATCGCGTTGATACCCCAGAACAACAGATCCGGAGTCCGCCACTGGTCGCCGACTTCTTTCAAATAGTGATGGGGCGCTGAACGCAGGGCCGTAAGGGCTTCACAGTAAAGATTAGTCATTCACGGTCTCCCCTAACTCCTGGAGTACCTGACTCAGTAACTCAGCCTCAGTACCGAACTTTTCTTCCCATGACTTACGGCCAGCATGAATAGCAACGCCGTAGCCACCGGTGCGGTGATGGGCATGGCATAGCGGAATAACATGGAAGTTATCAGCGCGGACGGATAAGCCAGTGCCTGAGCTGCAGTGATGGATTTCAGCCGGGGATTCGCCGTAATTGAGGTTCCGGCATACGACACAGCCCAATGCAGCTACGCGGCTCAGATGGAACTTTTCAGCCTTGGTTTTGGATTTGCTCATATCGCACCGCCCTGGTACGACAGAAAAGCAAAAACACCGCGCACAAAGGCACGGCGTTGAATGGAATTACTGCGTTTTTGCGTCATCACTTTTCTCCGGTGATGGCGCGATAGGTTCGGTGTTCAGCCGAAGTGATTAGTATAAATCAGCTTTTCTTCTTCCGGAAGAAGCTTTTGCATTGCTTGTGAGATTCCTCGGTATTTATGATTTCACCGTCCTCCAATGGGGTAAGAACAAAAACTCCCCCAGGCAGACTATCAACGACATAACGCCCCAGAATGCGAATTGCTTCAATGATCTCTTTCTCACTCATTAGTTAGCACCTTGTGATTATTCCATAAACAGTGGTTTTTGCTTTTCCTGTACAGGGATGGCTAAAAATGAACTCGCGACGTTCTGGAATACAATGACATATTTAGATCGCCCATCAAGACCCTATTTTTACGGAAAGAAGAGAATGAAAACAAAAATATAAAAATCAATAAATACAATACATTAAGTAAAAGAAAGAAATAAAAAAAGTCATTCACATTTTTTCTCTGGCGCAACCCCCTATTTCACTCAGCTCGAAGAATTAAGCCAATTTCAGGATTTAATTAATTACATGAAAAATTGAGCAGCAGAAAACACTACCGCGATAAAGAATGCACATTTTGTGTAGTGTGCAACCCCCTATTTGATCGCAGAAGGAATAGAAACAGTTGGCAGTACCTGGTTGACCAAACAAACCCGCCGAAGCGGGGTCTTATTCAGGAGCTTTTTCAGCGACCTTGTTGTGAACTTCCCACAGGCTAATGCCACAGCTCGCGCAGAAGTTAGCGAGATAGTCCAGGCCGGACCACTCGCGAATCCCTCCGCGAGCAGCCTCCACAAACACTGCTATTTCCTTACCCCGCCATAAGCCGAATAATCGCCAGCCACCGCCATCAGGACTTTTTACGGCAGCGATGCGAGTCAGAACGCCTGTCTGATACAGCTCAGTAAAGGCGGGTTTCTTTCTGGTTATCATTCGCATAAATACAAACCTGTGATTTGTTGATAACAAATAGCGTGTTTGCGTTTTATGGTTTTATCCCCTGCTCTGTATTTTTCAGGTCGTTTTCTGCGAAGAGGATTGACGTTCTGGCAGCGCGTAATCTGGCCTTTGCGTTTTTCTCTTCGCGTTCGAGGTTGGCTACAGACTCCCGCAACTCGTCACGACGGCGGTGAAGTTGCGCTATCTCAGTGACTACGCGCTCTCCATTGGTAGCGCACTGGAGAATGTGGTCGAACGGATCAACAGCACAGCCGCAGCGGGTGCAATGTACTGTGCGTTCCTTTTCACTGACTTCAATCGACAGGTGCTTACAGCGCTGTTCATCGTATGTCTTTTTGTCGCCTACAGTGATGTTCAGCAGCGTAGCTTCGTCGCGCTTTGGCTGCACCAGAGTGATGACGTTATCGCTATCATTTTCCATCAGGTACCTCCTGCGGGTCGGCCGGATATGCGCTTCCTTCCTGGCCTGGCTCATTGCTGCCCGTGCAGGCGTTCCTGTGGTCATTCGCTCGCGGGCATCTCTTGTTCCCGCAGTCTGGACACACCACGAAGCGCATATCGTTAATGGCCACAGGACGGCATGTACGGCACCAACAATCAGGCATCCGCTCGCTTACCGGAATCCATTTTCCCGGCACGGTAGCGGATTCACTGCCGGGTGACTGCGGGGCGGCTGCGAGCGTGGCGGCGCGGCAGGCGTTCCAGGAATCAGCGGCCGCATTTCGTTGGTCTTCATCCCACTGGAATACAGCGTGGTCACGACGCCTGGCACTGGCAAGAATCTCGATACTGTCCGGAGTGGCTTCTTCCGGCACTACCGGCGCTGGCTGCGCGTGGCGATAGAGCTTCGTCCCGTATGGCATTTGCTGAATGCCGATCAACGGTCTAATCTCTCGCTCCCCAAAGGCTTCGTGGTCGCCATAAATTGAAACAACTTCTGCCACCGGCTCGCTGTCGGCCTTGCGGCGTTCCTGGAGTTCGCGCAGGGCCGCGAGCGTTACACCGTGGATGATTGTCTGTACCTTATTCCCTTCTTTTGAGTGGTACTCAAACGTAGTACGGCGAAACTCGATTAGTTCCTGTAGCGTTTCGTCGTCTAAATTCTCACTGGCTACGGTCGGGTGAACAGGCGGCTTCACGGTGTGGGACTCCAGCTCAGCGATGCACGCCTGCAACTCCTCGCAATGGTCCGTTATCCCCCGGCATTGAGTTTTCCAGTAGGCTTCCATCCCCTGCGCCTTCTCCAGTGCCTCTATGAGCTGATCCGTGTAATGCTCAACTTCAACAGCCATTTGTCGCAATTCGTCGTTAGATGCATAGGCAATGAGCCTGGATAAACGGTGAATATTTGCGTTTTTTTGTACGCTAGTAAGCTCGGTGATATTAGTCATGGCTGGCCTCCTCGAACAACACATCACCCTCAATCCCACCGACCTGATAAACGATCGAGCCATCTTCACGATATTCCATTGGTGCAGCGCTCCAACCTTCGCCATTAGGATCGTCATCGTCGCCAACTTGAACAAAACCGCCAGCAACTACACGAGCCGGATACATTTCACCTTCAGTCCAGTATCCCTCTGTGTCTTTGATGCATTTAATTTTCATATCGCAGCTCCCTTCACGAAGATGATCCAGTGGGTTTTATCGTTCTTCCCGGTGCGCTGGCCGATCGCCGGTTTCTCGTCTGTTAAAGCTATAATTTGGCTAACGGGGATTTGGGTTTCATTCCATTTGAATATGAGCACACCATGTGGCCGCAGTACGCGAAACGCCTCTTTGAATCCTGCGCGAATGTCGGCACGCCATGTTTTTTTGTTCAGGCGACCGTATTTCTTACCCATACAGGCGTTCTCGCCAACTCGTTCAAGATGCGGCGGGTCAAACACGACAATGGGGAAAGAGGCGTCAGCGAACGGCAGCGCGCGGAAGTCGGCGATAATGTCCGGGCTGATAACCAGGCTGCGCCCGTCGCACAGGGTGTGCTGCTCGGAGCGAATGTCGGTGAACACTGCACGCGGGTCCTGTTTGTCGAACCAGAACATGCGGGAGCCACAGCACATGTCTAGGATGGTTTGCTCGATCATTTGGCCCCCTCATGCAGCTGCTCTGCAATGCACGAAAAAAAAGACTCCCGCGTATGACTGTTAAGGGCTGATGCAAACGCCGCGTTAAGAACGGCAACATCACAGCCGTCATCGGTATAGAGCGCGATTTTTTTCTCCAGACGTGCTTTCGCTTCCTGCAGCTGCATACCCCGGCAGGCGCGCGGGATATATTCCGCAATCTGTGAAATAGCCTTTTCGTTCTGTTTAAACATGCTTCACCCCGATAGGCTTGATGGTGTCGAGCAGCAGCCGGCGGCGCGTATTTTCTGCAAAGTGACGGCGCCCGGTTCCTTTGTGGTAAAACTCGTTTTTGCCGACGACCCACATCCGCTCTGTCTGGTGCAGTTTTTTTACCTGCGGACCGTCTTTAGTGATCACGGTGCCGGTATGGGTTTTGATAATTGTCATACGGCCTCCCCAAGCACCCAACGGAGTGCGCTCGCATACTCACCCTCGGCAGATTCCAGGGCTTTTGTGATTTCTTTGCGGGTTTTCAGGCGAGGCTTTGCATCACCGAGAATCTGGCGCTGCCGACGGGCTTTTTCGTGGCCGGTGGTACCAGCTGTCGCCGCTTCGATTTCAGAGACCTTCTCCCGCTGCTCTTCTGGTTTAAGCGATGCCAGCTGACGCGCCTGGGTAACGGTGACTGTTCCGGACTCCACTGCATCGCGAACAGCCTGGGTGGCATCCAGCAGTGACAGTGTTGCGCGTACGGTCTGGACACTCACGCCAAACATCAGCGCTAAATCGTCCTCGTCGTGCCCGCGCTCCAGCGCATCAGCCATTTTCTTTGCTCGGCCCAGTGGTGTATCTGCCTGGCGGATTTCGTTAGCACTTACCATCGCCTGCGCCATGCGAACGGCAGAGCCACGTTTAGCGACTGCCGGAACCAGTAACGGTTCTTTACCCTCTTTCAACAGTCGCTTGTTGGCTTCCAGTGTATGGCGCACACGCTGGCGACCATCGACCACACAAGACAGCCCTGTTTCCGGGTCTTTCCAGACGATAATCGGCTCAAGCACACCCTGATCCATGATGTTCAACACCATCGCCTCGTTGATAGGCAGGTGAATACGTTCATCGTAAAGCGGGTGGCTCTTATCGGTGACCAGGTGCAGGTTTTCCGGTTCGAACATCAGAACGTTCGTTTTGCCGCTGGCGCCATACGCGTCGATCGAGTTTTTAGCCATTTTTCACTTCACCTTTTTTCTGTTCGACCTGCTGAGACCACTTTTCAATCAGCCGGATTTTCGATTTGCTCTTGCCACCAGCCCAGTAGCTATCCTGTACGCGGAGATGTCCGTAAGGGCATCTCAAGGCCCCGGAACAGGCGCCAGCCTGGTAATCCCGAAAATAGAACTCTGCAGTTGAACCACAGACCGGGCAATCAGGTATCTCTCGCATCACCGGGTCACCTCGCGGATTTTCTGGAATTTAGTGCCGTGAAACGGATTGCCAGGGTTGGTTATCTTCGAATTCATAAACCCGGCGGCCACCAGACGCTCGCAGCGGTAGCGAGGGCGATCAACAAAACCAGCCAGGGACTGCCACTCGAACCAGACGCCAACCGGCACTGACTGGAGCAGCTTGATATCCAGCGCGGTGAGTTTGCTGGTTACTGCTACGGGCTCGGTGCTTCCACCAGGCATCCAGTAACCATTCAGGTTTTGTGCTTTGCCTTCACGCTCCAGCACCATCAGGCGGGCCAGCATTTCAGGTGCTGTCAGGTCGAAATAAACAGCCAGCTCACGGCAGGTGACCTTCTCCAGCTCTTTCAGCACGTCAGTAATTTTTTCCATCAGAGATATCCTCACGATTAAATTTGTTAGCCCCGGAACCCTTTCGGGATGCCGGTATCCAGTTTGCTGCTCACACCGAACGAGCCGCCGGTTGACAGGTTTGCCGGGCAAAGGCTCAGCACCAGTTCAGGCCATTTTCGGCGCAGGGTAGCCATGTTCTGAACCTTCTCGCACCACCACTGATGGCGCTGAATTCGCTCAATCATGGTTCGGATATGGTCATGGCTGCAGCCATGCTCCTGGCGCAGCAAACGAATTTCGTTTGCCCAGGCGACAAAGTTTGGTTCTCTCGGTTTTGCAAGACAGCCATCAAACTCGGCTGCTCGCTCGTACATTTCGACGATGGTCGACCAGAACCACATGGCCAGATCGAAGTCTTCTTCGGTGGAAAGGATGCTGTCTTCGGTAGGCTCAGGGAGGTTAATTACCCGACCTGATTCTGTGGAGTTATCCACAGGGAGAGAGCGCCCCTCTTGTTTTTTAAGATCTGTTTTAAGATCTGTATTTTTAAGATCTGTATAGAGATAGGATTCGGCGCTTGTGCCGTTTCCATTCGGCGTTTGTGCCGAATCCTGGATATGGCGTTTATGCCGAATGCATTCGGCGTTTGTGCCGTTTGCATTCGGCGTTTGTGCCGTTTCCATTTCTTTCAATGACTTATTCCGATTCGGCGTTTGTGCCGAATCCAGTATTGCCGGGAAAATCTTGTGCATCAGTTCTTCCTGGTCGATGCGATAGTGTTTCTTCGGTGTACCGTTCACCTGGCGGGTATCTTCCTGGATAACGCCCGGCAAATATTGCTCAGTGATTTTGTAAATAGCCCTTCTAACAACATCACCCTCAAGAACACGAACCTCTTTCGCGAGCGCCGCATGCTCCTTGTAAAACCAGCCATCATCCAGACTCGACTTACCCGACCAGAACACCAGCTGATTCAGAATCGCTGCCAGCAAATGCTGCTGCCTGTCTCCTGCAAAGAAATCCAGATACGGGCCGGGAATCGTTATGCAGTTCCCCTGCCCTGACATGGCCTGAACAATTTCAAAGACCTGATTGCTCATACCAAAACCTCATTGTGTAGCCGTAAAAACTCACGTAACCCCATCCAGCCAACTTTCCCGCAGGCTTTGCGATAGGACACATCTTTCTCAGTTGCCGTGAGTACCGTCACCATGTGCCCCTTGTGTCTGTGCTGAAAGCGTGCTCCCGCCTTGGGTATCCCGTTACTTGCGCAATCCCCTTCGGATGGCACATACGCCGGATAAGCCTTTTTAAGGCGTGCAATCAATTCAGCAGCAGACTGGTTACACATAGTCACCTCCGGAATCAGTGGTATTTCGGTACTTCAACAGCGCCAGGTTGATACGCTTTGCTGTATACGGCCTCGATCGCGTCATCGTGAGCATCAATTGCCGTTCCAATAGCGTGCTGAGCCGCAAGCAGCGCTCTGCGCTCAATGGTGTCGTAGATGCTCAAGCGGTGACGGATTTCACGCGGGAGAACGCGCAGAATTGCCGGGAGCAGCAAACGGATTTTTTCGCGCTGCAGTTCGGTCTCACCTTTCAGCCAGCGGTGGAAAATGTTCTGCTGGTTACTCCAGGTTTTCCCCGGCACAAGGCGCAGCTGATCGCCACCAATACGTGCATATTCCTCAGCGATAGCATTTGCCGCGAACGCCTGACCAACTTCCGCAGCCCATGCCAGCAGGACCATTTCAACGTGCTCGTGTTTGATTTCCATCAATCAGACTCCTTCTGTGCTGTAGCCGTATCATTCTCAGGAAGGCCACTGGTTGGGTTTGGGTGAAGATCAGGTCGCAACTCATGCGGAGTAATTCCAGTTGCCTCGTAAACCTGAATTACGCGCTTTGGTGGAACCTGTCCCTGGTACTTATGAATCCATCGACTCAGCGACGACGGTTTAATGTTCAAAGCAAGTGCAAGCCGACGTTTGCCACCTGCAGCTGTAATTGCCTTATCAAGACCTGACATGTGAACCTCTCGTTTTAGCCATTGTGCAATTATATTGAGCTAATGGCTAAAAAAAATCAACAACAAGAAATTATTATTGTTTTAGCCAGTGGCTTACAATTGTTGCTATGAAGACAGAAACCCAGCATGAATCAGGCGCAAAGCCACAAAGCACGCTTGCCGCAAGACTTGATGAGTTGATGAAACTGAATCATTGGTCTCGCACAGAAATGGCGAGGATTGCGGGAGTTAGTCCTACCTCTGTAACCAACTGGTTTAAGAGGGAAACCATTAGCAAGGAGTCGGCAGCCAAACTAGCCAAGGCCGCTAAAACCTCGCTCTCATGGATACTTACAGGAGCAGAGGAACTCGGCGGGACATACACCGAAGACGAAATTGCACTTATTGAAGTTTTCCGCGAATTGCCGCCTATCGAAAGGCGCAACATGCTGGCTGCATTCCAGATGCGGCTACAAAAACTCAAAGATTTTTACTCTGACAACGTAGATCCGACTACCAGAGAAAAATAAATTCACATCAATTTCAAAAGAATGCCGCCGATTGGCGGTATTTTTTTAGCCCTTGACTTATCTTTTGGTTGATTTTATTTAGCCTGTAGCTCACCATAAGTACATCGACACAACGGTGCGATAGGTTAAACGTTCCGCTACCCGGCGATAAGGGCTAACTAACGAGGTGAATATGGAAAGCAAAGATCTGGTAGTGATTAACGGTCAGCTATGCAGCAAAGACGTTGCCCTACTGATTATTGACAAGGTTTTACCTACCGTTCTTGCAGTGGTGGCGGAAAAGGTGAGGGACAGGCGAAACAAGGATGAAGTGGTAGAAGCAGCCACAACCGTAGTTGAAGCCGCTATTTCGCAATTAGTTTGAAGAGCCTAGTTGCTCCCAAGTCTTGATCGCTTGCGCACTTTCCTCTTCCTCGCGCTTTGTAAACAGGGAGAGAAAATCAACTTCAGAGCGCTCAACTTCGGAAAGGAACTCTTCAGGGGTTATTTCTTTTGGTTGAGTAGTGGCATAAGCAACGGCCAAAAGCCAAGCCTTATCGTCTTTGTTCATGTTTTACCTTTGCTGGTTGTGTGAGAACTCCAGCATACCACCGAGCCTGAAGTGGTGAAAAGACAGGCAAATTAACAGACCTTGCAATGCAGTGAATGCGGCTATGCGCACGCGGTTCAGTTAAAGCAGTACCACTTGTTTCCCGAAGTGGGGTGGAAAGAAAGCTGCCGATACCAGTTGTTAACTGGCTGGTATCACCGGGAGGCACCCGGCACTGCATTGCAAGGTCTGTTGGTACTTAACTTCACATGGCAGTAAGGAGTGGCAAATGATCCGCGAACATGAAGTACCTGCGTGGCACCGGTTCTGTTTAAAGGTTGCCGTGCTTTTGGTTGCTGTTGTCGTTATCAGCTTCCCATTCTGGAGTAACAAATGAGCAGAAACGGCATTCGTTCCCTGGTTATCGTGCTGGCCATTAGTGTGCTTTTCTGGGCTGGTCTGGCTTTCTATATCAAAGGGGTATTCTATGGCTAATTTGCTGCATGGCAACCCGGCTTTTAAAGCGGCACAAAGCAAGCTGGCTATTGCGCAATTTATTGGCAATGGTGAAATGTGGGCCGAAGCCTTTTCCTCTATGAAAGATATTTTCGAGAAAGCAAAGCATGCAGAAGATTTTATGTTTTGCGGTCGCGAAGAATCTCTCTCATCCCTGAAATTCAATGATGTCATTTTGAATCATGATATGTATGGCGACTTGGTTTCTGTTAACGCAGACACTGGCAATGCACATTATAAAATAAATACCGAAGTTTCTTACTAATATCATCACCTTTTATTTAATGCCTTAACTGGCAGGTATGACCACACATTAAATTCACCCGGAGATATGTAAATGGAAGAATTAAAGTTGCACTGTCATGGTTGCGGCGGTTCTTTTGCTCGCAATGAGCTGCAATACCGCCCCTCTGGCAAGGGTGCTTATCGGAGAGACTTTTATTTTTGCCCGGTATGCAATGAGAAAGAAAAGCAGAAAATCGCCCTCTCCGCTGCTGCTTCCTCGTTTCGTAAAACCTTGCCGTCACGCCCTGGACACCTGGCCCACAAGCGCTGGTAGGTGGAGGATGATAATCACATCCAACCGCATTCCATCGCATGTAAACGAAAAGGCATCGCAAATCCTCAGCTTGTATAGCAAAGGAAACATAAAGCCATGCCGCATCAAATGCGGAAATTTAAGTTTAAAGATTGGAAGAAAATGGCGCTTATTATCCCGCAATAACGGGGCTTGCTGGGAGGTTATGAGCCATGAAAAATACAACCAACTTAAAGACAGGAAAGCACAATCATGAAAATAGAATTTAACGATAAAGGTGTAATTGCTAGCGCCACGATTACCAGCACGGTTTTTGAATTCCGTCTTCATAACCGCGCCGTTGATACGGCATTATTCCTTGCCCCTTCCGTTCGCGCTAAACGTAGCGGTTTCTTTATTTTAAAAACGGTTATTACAGGTAAAACCACTCACGTATTACGTGCGTATAAAGCGCTTAAAGCGGAGGCATCACGATGAGCAAATCATTAAACGCGCGTTGTATCCGCCGCTGGGAAGTGAAATTTATATCTGTATGCGATTCAAAAGTTAACCCCTACTGGCGCAAAAGCGACCTGCGCGGGTATATCCGCGAAGCGGCACTCACCACAGCTTACAGCATGGTCGAGAGCATGGCTGAACGTAACGCCAAGGTTGACTATGACGGTGAGCCGAACGGCTGGACGCCAGAGTTTTCGGCCTGGTATCGGGAGCGCCATGAGCAGTACCTGAAAGAAGCGCGTGACTACCTGGACGAAGACGCTACCAACGACGAAATCGACGACGAGATCGAGAACGAACTTGAAGCATGGAACGACTGAAATATCGAATATCAATACTAAACTGATTTCCAATAATCAACATTAAACCGGGGAGCTGATTATAGTTTCCCGGCCATGAGGTTATTTATGGCCGATATTACTCAAGAAGATGAATGGGTGATGGAAAAGGGAATTGTAGCGAAGATGTATATGACTCCCCGGCAAATTAAATCTTACCGGGAGGGGAGATGGATTGAGGGGGTTCATTATAAGAAGCACTCACCTGACCCCGAAGCTTCAGAAGGAAGGGTAACACTTCTCTACAACTACACCAGGATTAATAGGCTTGTCGGGGAAACATAATGAATATGCCAGCTGGCGTAGAGCTGCATGGGAAGGGAATAAGAATTAGCTTTCTATATCGCGGCATACGGTGCCGCGAAGTTTTGCGGGGCTGGACTGTATCTAATAGTAATATACGAAAGGCTGGTAACCTCCGTGCTTTAATAGTAAGTGAGATTCAGCAGGGGAAGTTTGACTATGCAGAGCACTTTCCTGAATCAAAAGCGATTAAAAAATTTACCACGACACAAAAAGTTAAAACCTTTGGTGAATTATGCAAAGTTTACCTTGATGCCAAAAAGCTTGAGGTTTCAGCTGCATCATACAGAGGCGCAGAATCACGAATAGCAACACTTAGCGCTATCGTCGGAAGTAATACGCATATTGCAGATATTCAGCATACCGATCTGTTGAATTACAGAAACGCGCTGTTAACGGGAAACACCTTTTGCGATCATGCGCCCTGGTTAAAAAGAAAAGGTCGTGCAGTATCCACGGTCAACGGCCTGATGAACAACCTGACTGCGTTGCTCAAACTGGCTAACCTGAGCGGTTTTATCGAGCATACCCCGCACGAAGGTATAAAGATGCTCAAGCGCTCCAGGAGAGACCCGGATCCGCTTCTCCAGAGTGAGTTCGAAGGTTTTATAAAAGCGCTATCTCCTCGTTATGTTTTACTCTGGACTACAGCTATCTTTACCGGCCTTCGGCATGGAGAGCTTACAGCTTTAGCCTGGGAAGATGTGGACCTTGATAAGGGTGAGCTTCACGTCAGGCGTAATCAGACTAATGAGGGGCTGTTTGTGCCACCCAAAACCGAAGCGGGGATTAGAACTGTAACCCTGCTTGAGCCTGCGCTGAACGCTTTACGGGAGCAATTCAAGCTAACTGGCGCATTAAGCAAAACCGAAATCACCTTCCATCACCGCGAACATGGTTTAACTGAACAACAAAAACTGCGGTTCGTGTTTATCCCGCCCAAAAACTGGCGCGGGGAAACGAAGTATTACGGATCTCAGTCTCTGGGGTATAGTTGGGAGGCAGGATTAAAGAAGGCAGGAATCAGGAACAGGCGCCCTTACCAGTCGCGCCACACCTTTGCGTGCTGGCTTTTAACTGCCGGTGCTAACCCGTCGTTTATCGCCGGACAGATGGGTCACGAGAACGCGAAGATGGTTTATGAGATTTACTCGAAGTGGATCGGAGAGATGGACCGCAACCAGGTGGAAATGCTGAATAGCAGTTTTTCTGACGTTGTGTCCCAAGGGTGCCCCAAACGTAAGGTAGTTGGTATAAAAAACGTTTGA